TTGGAAGTGGAAGAACTTTTGAAATTCACGGATATGGCAGATATTTTTGCGGTATTTGCAGACATTTACTCTCATCTGGTGGGTGATGTTGACCCAAAGGAGAAAAAATAAAGCCGAGTGAAGCACTAAAACGGTTTTATGGGTTTGTCAAGCAAGCTACTGAGGGTCCCTATGGTATGAGTATCCGTGATGTCATGGATACTAGCTGGGAGGACCTAATGGGTGTTCTTGGCGAAACCGAATCTGCTAAAACTGAGGAAGTCATGGATCTTGCTGACTTTCTAGAAATGATTTAAAAAGGAGGATTTGAATGGCAGGTGGAACGCCGTTAGGTCAAATGTATATCGAGCTAGGGCTGGACGTGTCGGAGTTCAATCCTACTCTAAATGGTGCTAAGAATGCGGTTAAATACTTTCAAAGTAATGTAAAGGCGCTAGATAGTTCCCTTAAAAATAATGGGAAAAATACAGACTTGCTTCAAGCTAAGTACAAGACGCTTGGTCAGGCGATTGAAGCGCAAAGAAAAGTCTTGGACCAGATGAAGAAAAGTTTTGATACTCTCGAACCTGGTACAGCTAAGTTCGACAAGGCTGCTGCTGAGATTGAACGTGAGAATGCTAAGTTGGCAGCTATGGAAGGTCAACTCCGTAACGTGCAGCAAGCTTTGATTGCTGTCGGTAAAGAAAATAGCTTTGCGAACCGTATCAATAAATACGGGGACAGCTTTATCAAAAGTGGTAAAAAAATAAAAACTTTTGGCGAAGAAGTTTCAAAAACTGGGAGAGAATTAACTACAGGGCTAACTGCTCCCTTAGTTGCAAGTGTAGGTTTAATCACTAAAGCAGCTGTCGACTATGAATCTGCTTTTGCAGGTGTGAAGAAGACAGTAGATGAGACTGCAACCGTATCCTACAAGAACTTATCTGATGGTATTCGTCAGATGGCTAAAGAATTACCAGCTAGTGCGGTTGAAATCGCAAATGTCGCAGAAGTTGCTGGTCAGTTAGGTATCAAGGCAGAAGATATTCTTACATTCTCTCGAACCATGATTGACATGGGAGAATCAACGAACTTGAGCGCAGAAGAAGCTGCGACAGCCATTGCCAAGATTGCGAATATTCTTGGTCTAACATCGGACGAATATGGAAGGTTTGGAGCATCTGTTGTTGACTTAGGTAACAACTTTGCAACAACTGAGCGTGACATCGTTGAGATGACTAATCGTTTGGCGGCTGGTGGTAAGCTGGCTGGTTTAACCGCTCCAGATATCCTTGGTCTTGCTACTGCGATGAGTTCTGTTGGTATTGAGGCTGAGGCTGGTGGTACCGCTATGACTCAAACTTTGACGGCTATTGGTAATGCTGTTTCATTGACAGGTAAGGGAGCAGCAGATGACTTGAACCTCATCGCCAAAACTGCTGGAATGACCTCAGAGGAGTTTCAACAGGCTTGGAAAGAGAAACCGGTCGTTGCCTTGCAATCATTTATCAGAGGGCTCAAGGATGCACAAGAAAAAGGCGTGAACATGAACGCAATCTTGGCACAACTCGGGATGACGGGTATCCGACAAAGTAACATGCTGAAATCCTTGGCTCTAGCATCTGATAAAATGGGCGAGGCTGTTGATCGTTCAAACAAGGCTTGGAAAGAGAATACTGCTCTGACCAATGAAGCCAATAAGCGATATGAGACAACAGAGTCACAATTGAAGATGTTCAAGAACCAGGTAACTGACTTGGCTATTGAGTTTGGCGGGCCTCTTCTGAAGGCTCTACGCGAAGGTCTAACGGCTGCAAAACCTTGGATTGACACCTTGGACAAAATGGCTAAACAGTTCAGCTCCATGTCTGAAGAGCAACAAAGAAATGTTCTTAAGTGGGGGGCATTAACTGTAGGAGCCGGTCCAGCTTTAAGCATCCTAGGGAAAGGTTTTGGAATTATCGGAAATCTTACAAAAGCACTCGGCTGGCTTACTAAGGGAACTGGTAAAGCGGTTGGCGGCATGTCTCTAATGTTCAAGACTTTCCAAGCTTTTAGAACAACCGGAAATCTATCATCTGCCTTTAAATTGGCATCTGGTGGAGCAGTAGCGCTTGGGAATGCGACTGCATCAGCTTCAACTTCAACAGGGCTTCTAACAACATCAATGGGGACGCTTGCGAATCCTCTTGGTTTAATAGTCGGAGGTCTTGGTCTTACTACCGCCGCACTTGTTTATCTTGGAAACGAGAAAGACAAGGCTCGCATCAAGACTGAAGAGTTCGGTTCTCAGTTGAGCGATACTGCTCGTGGAGAATTGCGAAGTTTTCAAAAGACTGTTGATGAAACCAGTACGGCTGTTGCAAACTTCGGTACTCATGCTGGAGATGCCGATAAGGTATCCGGAGCCTTTAAAAAGCTCTATGAGGAAATAGCTACTGCTGCAGATAAGACCAACAAACGAATGGAAGAGTTGGGCGCTAAGTGGGGCCTTAGTGAGGACGATATTGCCAAAACCAAGGAAAGAAATGGTCAGGTCGTCTCTAACACTGAGGCTATGATGAATCAAATTAATGAGATTTATCAACGTCATAACGGAGATGCGAGCAAGTTCTCTCAAGAGGAGAAAGAAATCATCCTGAACAATCAGAATGAGATGATTAAGGCAAAACTGTCTATGATGAATCTGTCAGCTGAGCAACAAAAGGCCGCTTTACAAGCTTTGAATGGTGATGTCAGAAGTCTGAATGAAACACAATTGAAGCATACTAAAGATGTTTTAAAACAAGCACTTGATGAGGAGAAGAAACTCTACGAGAATTCAAAAAGTGAGCTGAAAGAGTTGCTAGACGGAAAGGCTATTGACCAGGAAACTTACAACAAAAAACTGCAAACTCTAGAAGCAAACCACACTCAAACGATGGAAGCTCTGGGAAGTAAGTATTACCAGGTCATGCAAAATCTTGATGCAAAGGTGAAAGCTCGAACCGGGCAAAGTTGGAACTATTGGGAAGAAGCCAAGAAAGTTCTGGAAGAATACGGCCTATCCTATGAAGAAATCGGAAAGAAAGCTGCTGAAGCTTCTCAAAAGGTAGGGAATTCGCATAGCATCCTTGCTAACTATACTAGTGAAATGAGCAAGGAAGTGAAAGAGGCTAACGATGCATGGTCATTGTTGGTCGGTAACATTGATAAGAATGGGAATTTCAAAGTTAAATCCAATGTCAAGGAAGTTATCGGAGAAGCTGCCAAATCTGCGGAAGGTTGGGAACAATTGCAGTTTATCGCTAAGACTGCGGATATCAACTCAAACGCTCGTGTGACTATAGCCGAGGCTCTTGTCGAATCTGGCAAATGGAAAGACATGACCCTCGAAGAGAAACAAGTAATTGTCAAGAACCAAGCTGGTCTACAAGCCATCTTTGATAGTGAAACCCATCTTAAAACATGGAACAGTATGCCAGCTAAAGTTAAAGAACTCCTCATGAAAAATGCCGATGTCATGAACAAGGCAGAGGAAGCTTCTAAGGCTCTATCTAACTATGAATCGCTCACACCAAAACAGAAAGAGTTGCTGGCCAATGATGAGAGTATCCAAAAAGCAGTTGCTCGTTCTACTGATACTTTGACAACCTGGAATGCGACCACACCGTTTACAAAAGATTTGAAGGCAGATCCTACGAATGTTTTGAACAATGGCCAGTTATCCATCGATAAGATTACAGCTTGGAATTTTGCATCTGCTGAGACTAAGTCTCTGGATGCGGTGGATAATACGAGCGCAGCTGTCGGAAGTGCGATTTTGAGTGTTAATTCACCTAAGCAAGAATCTCCTATCAATTTGTTTGCTGCTGACCAAACGGGCGGTGTACGAAACGAGACAAGCGGTGCTATCAATGCTATCAAGCAATATGATCCAGTAAATATCCTTGCCAAGAATGGTACTAATGACACTGTCAGCGAGGTCAAAAGTGGTGTCAATGGTATCCAGGACAAAACGGTCACTATCAACGCTCGAGACAATGCTTCTGGTGTTCTTTCAGGCATTAAGAGCTGGATTGATAGCGTTACTGGTAATTTCTTTACGAATATCTTTGCGAGCAAGCATGCACACGGGACCAACTATCACCCTGGTGGACTTGCTATCGTCAACGACCAAAGAAATAGCAACTACAAGGAAATGGTCACTCTACCAAATGGTCGGAGTTTCATTCCTCAAGGCAGGGACGTCTTACTTCCTCTTCCGAGAGGCTCTAAAGTCTTGCGAGCTGATAAGACTAGACGTTTGATGCATGAGATGGGTGTTCCTAAATATGCTTCTGGTATTGGGATCCCGAGTGATGCAAAATTTCTTCGTGAAATGGAACAAGCTCAACGTAACATCACTATTCAAACTACAAGTGTTCAAAATGGGCAAGATACTGATAAAGTCGTGTCTGAGATGAGGATTCTGAGGTCAAGTTTAGAAAAATTGCTTACTGCTATCCTTAACAAGGACACAAATGCTTATCTAGACAGCTCAAAAGTTACGGATATCATTACTAAAACTCAGAAAGAGCGTGAGAAAACGCTACTAAGAATGAAAGGGGTGATTGAATGAGTGAAGTGACTATGCGTTTTAATAAAATAGATTTACGAGAGTTTATTGAAATCCATGACATCCAACGTGATGTCGGGAACAATCGCTCTATCTCTATCGATCATGCCCCAAGAATTGGCGTGAATATCCAGCAACAAACGATTGATGCAAAATATATCAAGGTGGACTTCTCTATCTGGTCCAAAGACAGAAATACCCTCAAGCACAAGCTTGCGGGTATTTTTAATGTTGATAGTCCTAAAGAGTTGACCTTTTCAGATGAGCCAGACAAGTATTATCTGGCCATGGTAATTGATGATATCTCTATGCAGGAGGCAAGTGGGAGACGTTCAAACGGGTCTATTAAGTTCATCATTCCTGATGGCGTGGCCCATAGTTCAGCATATAAGCGCTTTGATAGCGACAAAAACGCAACTAGCGAAGCAGGAAAGATGGTGTTTGATCTTATAAATAATGGCACAGAGAGTGCATTTCCAATCGTTAAAGTCAAACACAATGCTGAGAATGGCTATATCGGTCTAGTTAATCAAAATGGAACCTTAGAAATCGGGAACCGTGAAGAAGCCGATACCGAACCATCGCAAAAATCAGAAATCTTACTTGATTTTAGAGGTGAAAAAATCACAAATGGATTGGCAATCGCAGCAAAGAACCAAGCCATCACAAATGACCGGACAGAGTACATTGTAGGAACAGCTGAAGTGATTAATCTTTGGGAACGTCCACACGTTAGATTGAAAGATTTACGAGGTGAAACTAAATTACACAACTACGCTACAAGTTTGACCTGGGCAATCCCTAATGATAGCACAGGCAGCACTGGGTCCCTGAATGATTATTTTT